CCGCCAACAATGGATCAGAGCAGAGTACACAGATGGTGTAATGCCTGAACTCATGTTTACAACTGATGAAGATTGGGGAACTAACCCTGATCTCTTGCTTGCTTATGAGCGTATCCTCAATGACGATCTTGCAGGACAAACAGAACAGCGCAAGCGCGCTCGCCTATTGCCAAAGGGCCTTTCACCTATTGTTAATGAAGGTTATGGCGAAAAGTTTAAAGACACACTTGATGATTACCTCATCACTTCTATTTGCGGACACTTTGGCGTTCAACCATCTGAAATTGGTTTCTCTCCAAAGGGCGGATTAGGTGGAGCAGGGTTTGCAGATGGCCAGGCAGAAAACGCAGAAGCGTTAGGCGTTGGCCCACTTGCTAGTTGGATCTCACAACAGATTACAAACCTTTCTTATACATACTTAGGTATGCCACGCGAACTTGAATTTAAGTTAATGATTTCAAAGCGTTTGGACAATGAAGAAAACGCCCGTAAGAATGAGATTGAAGTTCGCTCAGGCGGTAAGTCAATCAATGAGCGCAGATCAGAACTTGGTTTACCGTTGCTTGATACACCTCAAGCAGACATGCCAATTTTGGTTGCAGGCTCAAGCGTTTTATTGTTCTCACCTGATGGGTTAATTGATGCGGCTAGTGCGGCAACTGCCCCTACTTTAAGCGGGCCTGATGCAACACCTGATGCGCCTACAACGCCTAATCCTTTAGATCAGACTCCTGTAACTGAAGAAGATCCCAGTGAAGCAGAAGCAACTGAAGTAAAAGCGTTTATGAAATGGGCGGCTAAGGGTAAGCGCGCAAGATTATTTGAATTCAAATCACTTGATCCAATTGTGGGAGATGCGCTCAACCGTTGTGCTTTTGATGGTGATTTAGATACTGCGCGAGCGCTGGCTAAGGCTTATTTAACATGATTGAGGGCGCTCTCAAGGCAGATGGGCGCTTAGCGGCAAAGAACGCAGTGAAGATTAGGGCGGCACTGCACCAGGTAACAGACTTCAAAAGAGTCTTTAGCAAATACCAGGAAACAATGCCTCAGCCTACAAATAACCCTACACAGGATCGTGTGCGCGCTCGTTCATGGGTTTTGCTTAATGTGTACCTCAATGATGAACCGTTGCGTAATGCTGTTACCCGCGCCTGGAAAGAGGCTTTTGTTTTGGGTGATGTTGCCGCGCAAGAATGGTTAGGAAAAGCGCGTGAAGCAAAAAAGGCTGATGACATTGAAATTAATTGGGATACCTGGAAACCTGGTGATGTTGATACGGCAATCAACATTAAGAATTTTCAAGCGTATTTAACAAAGGTAAACGCTGATAGTTATTTCAAAAAGTTTAACAAAGAAACTATTGTAAATTTAGGCACTGCATTATCTGACTCAATTGCCACGGGTTTAGATGCTGAAAGCGCCGCAATAATGATTGGGCGGCATGTGGCAAGCCCTAGCCGCGCCCTAACTATTGCAATCACTGAGCAAAACCGCGCTATGTCGTTTTCATCTATTGAGCGTTACAAAGAGGCTGGCCTGGCAAAAATGGAATGGGCTGTATCTGATCCGTGTGACATTTGCGCAAAGAATGATGGGCAAGTAATTACTATTGGACAAACATTTGCATCAGGTGACGCGCAACCTCCTGCTCACCCACATTGCCGTTGCGTGTTGCTACCTGTAATTCCTGGAATGGAAGATGAGCCTGAGTTGCCAGGTACAACAATGGTTGTTCCTCCTTCTCCTGTTGATTTTGGCCCTGATGCCACAACTTTCAGAACACCTAAAGAAGAAATTGAACAAGTGGTTGCGGCTCTACAAGAGGGCCGTTCATTAAATGAAGCATTAGACATGTATGAAGCATTAGATGCGCGCCCTTATGTTCCTGGACAATGGGAAATTTTGCCTCAATCTTTGAATAGACAAGCCGCAATAAGTGCTTTAGGCAGAGCCTTAATTTTCCCTATGCCTAGAGAACAAATTGAAAGAACATTTTTTGGTTCTAGGATTAAAAAAGCAGACAAATTATTTATTGAAAAAGCCGTTATCTATAAAAACGGCCCATTAGAAGTTCAATTTTCTAGTACAGGTTTGAAATTAACTGAAGCAGAACGCAAATTAGTTATTAAAGAAGTAGAAAAGTTACAAGCAACAAACCCTAAAACACGGGCTGTTGTACACATTGAGAAAGATGCTAGTGGTAAGTATGGTTGGGCTTACGGCGGCAAGTCAGATTTGTGGGTTGTTCCTAAGATTGTTGCGCAACCTGATCTAAAAGTTTCTGCACAAGGCGCTTACAAGATGCCTGTAACTCCCGCTACTACGCAATTTGAATACACCATTGCACATGAATGGGGTCATTTGATTGATGACATCACACAAGGAACTCAAAACGCTCAACGCACAAATGCAATTAGACGGCTTAAAGCGGAATACCCTAATGCTTTTAAGAGCGGGTACTCAGCGGAAAATAGCAAGGAATTCTTTGCTGAAATGTTTACAGAGTATTACAGGACTAATGGCCAAACTTCTAACTTGCTTGTACAGGCTATGGCTAAAGAATTTGGTTGGAAAGTTCCTGAAATTGCAGGGCCTAAAATTGGTTATGTGGCGGCTAAAAAACCTGCCAGTTATTTCACGCCTGAAAAGGCTTTGCAACTAGAAGAAGGCGTACCGTGGCGGCCTGAAGGTGAGAACTTGTATCTTAAAAAGGTACTTGATGAACAAGGATTTAATGGCAAGCCTAAAGTTGTTTCAGCGGCAGAATTTAAGAAAGCCGTGGACTCAGGAGCAATGCCTTTGCATAGAGGTGTTGCAGGAGATACCCCTGAGCAAGTAGATCAATTTGTGGCTCAATTGCTTACAGGGGATACTCCTTATGTTGGGCGTGGAATGTTTGGTGATGGTACTTACTTCACCGACAAACCTTCAACAGCACTTAAATTTGCTAAAGAGGACAGGTTTGGAAACCCAATTGAATTTGGTAGAACCATAGAAGCGGCTTTAGATCCACGGGCAAAAATTGCGTTTTTAGATGACATAAAAGAAGAATTTATGAGTACAACAAGAATGACCCAGGCTCAAAAAGATTTCTATTATTCCTATCCACAAGATTTTTATGAAGATGCAAGTATGTGGGCCGCGTCTAATGGTTATGACGCTATTTTGGTTAGAAACCCAGTAGTGAATTGGCAATCACAAGAAGCATTACCTGATTTGTACACAATTGTTTTGAACAGAACAGCCCTAATCATTAAGGAGATGCCATGACAGAGGTAGAGGTAAGCCGTAAAGTGGGCGTACTTGTTGCGTATCTTGATCAGGAGGCTATTGAAGGATTGTTTGCGGCGCTTAAAAAAAGCACTTCTTATGAAACATTACAAGAGCCATACAAAACATGGCTTACGGATCACTCAGCAATACCAACAAAAGATTTACGGACAAACGCAAAAAAGGCAAGAAAGGCAAAGGCATAAATTATGAAAACTGAAAGTTGTGATCCACCTAGAGATGTTGATTGGTCAGAAGCCTCAAGCCTAGAAGTGGTTTTAAGCGCGCAAGAAAACATACCTGGCGCTAAGGCTGAATTGGCGCGCAGAGAAAAAGAAGCGCAAGAGTTAGACAAGAGCGCAGACATTGAAAAGGGCAACCCTAACCGTGACTCTAAAGGCCGTTTTACTTTTGGAGCAGGTGGCCCGCAAGGTGGCGGCGCTGGTGGTGCGGGTGCGGCAGAAGCAGAAGCGGCAGGAGAGGCTGAGCCGTATGAGGAAACAGATAGTTACCGCATGCGCCATTCAGCCCCTAGACGGGCTGATGAATTTGGATCACCTGCAACTGATGTTGAAGAAATGATGCCAGGTTTTTATGAAAATCCTAATCTGTATGGATCAGGTTATGCTCAAGCGGACAAAGAAAGCCGTTCTGCAATTATGGCAATTAGAGGAAAACCTAATGCGCCTGTAACTATTTACAGAGCCGTACCTGAAGGCGTAAACAAAATTAACCCTGGTGATTGGGTAACGCTTTCTCCTACTTACGCTAAAGAACATGGGCGCAGTAATGTATCTAGTGGGTTTGATGTGTTAAGCAAAGTGATCCCCGCCAAAAATTTATGGTTTAACGGTGACAGTATCAATGAGTTTGGCTATGATCCAACAGATTAAAAACGCTTGCGTAACCAAAAATTGATACTCTTTGCGCTAAGGCTTTATGTATTCCAATGGATTGAGGACTAATGGCTAATCTAACAACAACTTCCTACTTCAGCATTGAGAAGGCTGACCGTAATGCAGACGGCACAATGACTGTTTATGGCAAGGCAACTGATGACTCACTAGACATTGATCAACAGATTTGTGATGGCGATTGGTTAAAGCGCGCAATGCCCGCCTGGTTTAAGTCAGGTGGAAACATTAGAGAACAACACAGCCAAATTGCCGCAGGCGTTGCTAAGGAGTATGAAGCAAAGGCTGATGGACATTACATTGGCGTGTTGGTTGTAGATCCTGTTTCAGTTAAGAAGGTTGATGCTGGCGTACTTAAGGGCTTTTCAGTAGGCATTAAAAACCCACGCGTTGTACGCGATAGCAAGGCGGCAAATGGCCGCATTATTGATGGGCAGATTGTAGAAATTTCTCTAGTGGATCGCCCTGCCAACCCTAACTGCCAATTGGTTTTGGCTAAGTCTGTTGATGGCGAGAAGGATTTGGTACAGGTAGAGGAATGGATTGAGAAAAAAGAAGGCGAAAAAGATCCATCTCAAGTAATTAAACCGCGTAAGGGTGAGCCTGCGGATAAAGAATTATACGCAGAGGTTATTCAAGCGGCTAAAGCAAAGTTTGATGTGTACCCATCTGCCTACGCTAATGCCTGGGTAGTGCGCGAATACAAAAAGCGCGGCGGCAAATACAAGGCAGAGAGTAAGAAAAAAGGTTTACAATCTGACGGTAATTTAATGAAAGGTAACTCAATGGAAACAGAAACAATCGCCGTACCTGAGTCTATTTTGGGTGATCTATTCAAGTTTGATAAAGGTGAGTATGAGCGCGCTCGCGAAGCGTTAGCAAATCTTATTTCTATTGAAGCGCAGGAAATGAAAGAGGGCCACAATGAACTGCGCTCTATTTCACATTTACTAGAAGCCGTTTCTCATCTCCATGCTTGGTATGAGGGCGAAGAAGCAGAGGGAGAAGTAATGGAAGAAACCGAGATTGAATTAGCCGTAAAGCCTGAAGAAAAAGAAATGATGCCTAAAAAGGGTGAGTCATTAAAAGAATTTAAGGCGCGTTGCAAAGAAGCAGGCATGGCTGATGATTATGCTGAGAAGTGCTATGACAAGTACATGGCCGCTGAAAAAGAAGCAGACGCAGATGAAAAGATGTGTCCTGATTGCGAAAAGAGCATGAAGGAATGTATGTGTGAAAAATCTGCCGCCGCTACTGACATGACACCAACAGCGGAGACAGGTGCAAACCTCAAGGACACAACAATGGTGACACCTGCGGAAACACCTAAGTCTGCGGAAGCAGAAGAAACAGTTGCAGAAGAAGCAACTGAAGAAGTTACAGAAGAAGTTTCTGTTGATGAAAACTCAACAGAGAAGTTAGAAGCCATAGTAGAAGAAGTGGTGGAGAAAGCGACAAAGGCTCTCAAATCAGAGATTGCCAACCTTGTGTCCGCAAAAGAGGCGGCTGAGGTGCGAGCAATGAGTTTGGAAACTGAGTTAGCAACCGCTAAATCTTTGGCTCTAGGCGGTGGCCCAAAGCGAACAGCAAATCCAGTAGATGTGAAAGCAACTTCTGATTTGCTAACTAAGGCCGCTGTTTACAAAGCGAAAGCACAAGCAACAACTGACCCAATGCTTGCAAAGGGTTACAAGCAACTTGCAGATGAATTCATCAGCAAGCATGAAGAAACCCTAAACAAGTAAACCCAACCCAATCTCTGAAAGGAAACACAAATGGCACTTACACCTCCAAAGGTGGCCGATCTATTCAGTGATGCAACTCCAAAGGAAGCGGCAGAACGCTTTGAGGAATTCTCTAGTGAACTCACTAAGTCTCTCTCACATGCTTCTCATGTTCCAGGACAAGCACCACAAGCAGATCCACTCTCAGCACTTGAAGCACTAGCGGCTAACAAGTCATTAACAGGAGACGCGGCGGCAGGACTTAACACTGCTCTAGCGGCTCAGCGCATGGCAATGCAGGACATTCAGAAGGAAATCACAACTACTTCTCCATTGTCCACATCATTTGCGGCGTTTGACCTTGAAGCACCTGCGAAGTTGCTTACACCACGCCCAACTCCACTCCGTAACCGTATTCCCCGTAAAAAGGGTGTTGGTACTTCACACCGTGTAAAGCGTATTCTTGGTTACACAGGTACAGGTACAGGCGGACAAGGACAGATTTGGCCTGGTATTACAGAAACTACTCAGAACAACTTTGCACCAGGAGCATCTAACCCGTTCTACTTAGAGCGCGGCCCACAGATCTCCTATACCGCAGATGATCTGATCTTGCCTTACAACTCATACTCACTATCTGATCAGGTTTCATTTGATGCAAACTTCTCAGGTATGGGCTATGAGGATCTACGCCAGTTGTCATCAACTTCTACTCTTTACGCAACAATGCTTATGGAAGAACGCATGATGCTAATGGCTCGCGGAACAGCATCAGGGTACTCAGGTACTCTCGCCGCTCCAACATTTACACTTGCTTCACCTGTTGCCTCAGGGTCACAGACAGCACTTGCTAACACAACTTACTATGTGAATGTCACAACTGACGCAGGTATTTCTGCGAACGGTTTTGGTGAGTCAATTCTTGGTACAGAGGCAAACACAGCCGTTGCATCAGGTGATGTTCTAACAGTCACCGTTACAACTCCTGTTGTTGGCGCACTTGGTTACAACATCTATGTTGGAACAGCAACAGGTGCGGCTAACCTCACATACCAGGGAACACTCAAGGGAACTGGCACATTCACAATCCAGGGCGCAACTGCATCAGGTTTAACTGGTAACAACGCGGCCTACACAACAACTGGTGCGGCGGCTTCACGCGCAACATCAAACACATCTGCTTACGCAACTGGTTATGACGGAATTCTTCCTACAGTTCTAGGCCCTAACACTGGCTTCAACAACGCAATCAACAGCACATTCTCAACATCTAACCCAGGTGCAGAATTCCAGACTGTTTTTGCTAACTTGTACCAGAATGTAAAGGCTGATCCTGATGTTGTATTGATGAACGGAAATGATCGCAAGCAACTCTCTGATGCAATCAAGAGCGGCTCAACAGCGAACTACCGTTTGGTTATCAACAACCCAGGTGAGAGCGGTACAACATACGGCTCAATTGTTACAGGACTTCAGAACGAAGTTACAGGTAAGGCAGTGGATCTTATGGTTCACCCGTGGTTGAACTCAGGTGTTGCACCTGTTCTTTCATGGACACTACCAATTCCTGATACACAGGTTTCTGATGTATGGGCGAACTTCTTGGTACAGGACTACATGGGTATCCAGTGGCCAGTAACACAGTTCACTTATGACTTCTCAACCTACTTCCGCGGAACATTCTTCTGCACCGCTCCTGCATGGAATGGCGCAGTTTCAGGTATCGTTTCAGCGTAAGTTAAAACTTAATAACGGGAGGGGCGCGGCACATTTGAAAAGCCGCGCCCCTTTCCCAATTTACTAGGAGGCAAAATGGCAAGATGGGTAGCACCTGATAAGGGTGTAAAAGAAACTGTTATTGGCGGTCAAAGTTATTACACAGATCGCCAGGGTATTTACAATGTAGAAAACAAGGCACACCAACGGGCTATGAAGGCTGAAGGTTTTTTTGAAGCGTCATTAAATCCGATTTCTGCTCAAGACCGCATGCGCGGATTTACTTGCGTAGAATGTGGGTTTGATGGCTGGTTTCGCAAGTGTGGGCGTTGCGGATACGAGTCACAAGACATACCGCGAGATGGAGAATAACAATGGCTGTTGGTATCACGCCTGACATTAGTAATGAAAATTCTTATTTAAGTGTTGCAGAATACAAGCAAGCACCAACGGCCTTGAGCCTTAGCACCCTTGTTGTGGGTGGTAATCAAAACGCACAAGACGCTGAATTGGCTTCTGTAATTTTGCGCGCTTCTTCATACATGAATGAGTACCTCAACCAAAATCTTGTGGCCACTGAGTACACAGAAACACAGCGCATACGGTATTCAGCATCAGGCGGCTATTACGCTTTACACCCTTACAACGCGCCAGTTATTTCTCTTTCATCATTTGAGTATGGATCAGATCCAAACCAGTTGTACGCATTGGGTGATTGCTCAACAGCATGGTTTGAAGGGCAACAAATCATTATCCCTGGCAATCAAATTGGTTGGAATTGGACTTCTCAAGGGCCTTTGGGATTTGGTGGGCCAACAGGTCAGAGCAATTACACATTTACTAAATACACCTACATTGCAGGTTATGCGAACACAATAAACACAGTAAATACAATTGTGGGCGCTACATCAATTACGGTTGAAGATCCAACTGGTATTTTGCCAGGAGAGCAATACCGCATTTTTGATGGCGCTAATACTGAGCGCGTTACCGTAAGCAGTAACTACACATACGGAAGCAGTACCGTAACTTTGCAATCTCCTATGCTTTATGCACACTTAACGGGGGCAACATTTAGCAATCTTCCAAACGCAATCAAGGAAGCCTGTATTTTAATTACAAGCGCTTTCATTAAAATGCGTGGTGATAGTTCAACAACTATGGCTTACACAACTAGCCCATCAGGTAACATTCCTGGTTCTGTTCGCTATGGTAATGACATAGCCGTTGCCTTAGACATGGTAAATAAATACCGCAGGATACGCTAATGAGTACCCCTATCCTTACAGGCCGCGCCGCTGTACGCGATACACTTTCACGCTTTCTTTTTAATCCTCCTATTGAAAATGTCAATCAGGTATTTACTTCTTTTCCTAAAATTATTAATTATGAGGTAAATGCACAACCTGGCCAAATGACTAGAAGCGTTCTTGTTATTTACATTGCTGATGAGTATGAAACCCGTTTGGCTATTGGCGGGGCAACTGATGGTTGGAAACGAATTGATTACACCGTAATTGTTCAAATCTTTTGCATTTCATTTCACCGCAATTCTGAATACGCTATGGCTGATTTTGATGCAGTGGTTGATTGTGTAAAAGACCGTTTGCGCTCTGATCATAACTTTGGCGATCCTTCAGGAAATCTTGTTTGGCAAGGTGCAGAGCCAGTTATTCAAGCCCGTTATGGAGAGCCTTCTACTGAAAAAGAAGGCGTTACAGAAATCTTTGCTGAGATACAATTTCCCGTAACACAGATGATCCAAGCATAAGGAGCATGATGAAGTATAAATACAATGGAACAGAAGAACGCGTGTTCCCTAGCATTGGGATCACTGTAAAACCTGGTGACGAATTTGACGCACCTGAAGGATTTGATG